CTTTCGTTCAAAGAAGGCGCGACCGGATACCGGCGCCTAGATAAGAAATCCTTCCGCGAGTCCTATCTCGCCGGAAACGCCAAGTCCGATCATCAATTCATGGAAGGCTTTGCCGGCCCAGGCGGAGATTACGGCGGCGGCGGATTCTCCAATCCCAACCAATACGGCAATACCGTAGGCAATGACTTCACGCCCCTCTTAGGCGGCCCGTTCTACAAGCAGCTCTACTACTACAATGACTGGTTGCGCATGCACCAGGATTGCTTCTTCGCTTTCAATCATGATCCCTTCGCGAAAGACACCGTGAATATCATGACTGATTTCACGCTTGGCAAGGGCTACCAGGTCCAATGTTCTAACGGCGCCGCGCAGGCCATATGGGAAGCGTTCGAAACCGCCAACAACTTCCAAGAAAAGATGCGCAAGTTCGCCATGGAACTATCTATCTATGGCGAGGATATCTTCTGGCGCCTCCCCAATAAGCAGATCTATATAGATTTCTCCACCAACGCGACCGGCGCCACGTTCTCACCCAACAAAGCCAAGTCCGCCGCCGATGTTCCCGTAGGCCTTATCCCGCGCGTGCGCCTGATCGATCCCTCGAACATCGTCGAGATCATCACTCACCCGGAAGACCTTGATCGCCGCATTGCCTACGTGTGGTGCACGCCGACGCAATACCAGATCTATACGGCGAAGGATCCTACAACCGGAGAGCTGGTCAATACTTCGAAGTTTATCTACCAGCAGATCCCGGCCGAAATGATGGATCATTTTGCGGTCAATAACGTTTCCAACGAGAAGCGTGGACGCTCCGACCTCTTCACCGGCCTCCCCTATTTCAAGCGCCTGCGCGATTCCATCAACTACGCCCTGATCAACCAGCAGAAGAACTCTGCTTGGTGCCTAGATACCACGGTGGAAGGCGATGAGGGTGATATCCAAGCCTACATGCAGCAGCAGGCGTCATTGGGCACTATCCCGCCTGCCGGTTCGGAGTTCGTTCACACCAAGGCCATTGAGCGCAAATACAACGCCAACTCCGAGGGCGGATCTACCGGGCGCGCGGCCGAGAGCGTTTTCCAGGTAGGGCTATCCATGGTAGCCGCCTCGACCGGCATTCCCGTTTCCTACTACGGCTCGCACCTCTCTGCGGGCGGAACCCGCGCTTCGGCGATCGTGGCCACCGAGCCCGTGGCTAAGAAGTTCGAGATGAGGCAGCAGATCTATAAGGCCGTGATCGAGCGCCAGGCCGAGATGCTATTCCGGTCTTTTGGGATCAAGTCCGAGATCGATATCTACTTCCCCGAGATCGTCACCCAGGACCGCTCCGCTAAGCTCAAAGACCTATTCCTTGCCGAGCAATCCCGGTGGTTTAGCCCCGAGCGCGCCGCAACGTCTGCCGCTAAAGAGCTCGGCGCCGATAAGTACGATTACGAGAAAGAAATGGCGGACATTAAGGCTCAAAGTGCGGATGAGATTCCTCTACCTGGCGCTAACCCCCTTAGCAGTCCTGGCGCTGCTGGCGGCGCTGATTCCTCTTCTTCTCCTCACGATAGTGAATCGGCTGTCACTAGCGATGAGAAGAAGGACGTAAACGATTCGAGGGGCTTTTGAAAACTCCCACCATGCAAGACCTCATGCGGAATCCCAAAGCTTATGGGGTTCCCACGTTTGACGAGTACTGCGCTGCGCCCGACAATTACCGGAAGAGCTTTAAGCGCATGATGACGGAGATCGAGCTAGGTCCCTCATCCTATCGCAAAGAGACGCGCGAGATCGTTTACTGGGTGGAGCTAAACAAGTGCCGAACTCCGGAGCGCGCGGTCGACATTATGCTGGATATGGGATGGAACCCAATCCATGTGGAGTCGAGGATTGAGCCCCATACCGGAACCGCCGGGAAGCTTATCTTCAACGTCCACTTCTATGAGAAGAAGCTGGAGGATTCGGATGAACAAGTATCTGGGATGGAGCCCAAAGCCGAAGGCCTCTAAGGAATCAGGAGCCAGCGCCGCTCCTTTCAAAGCCGCCATGCCTCGCCCTAAAGAAGCCGGGAAGCCTTCCGCCCATATGAGCATGATCGATCGAATCAAAGCGCATGTGGCGAAGGCTAATTATCTCGTGGTGCCTAAAGAAGCCGAGCAGGCTACCGCCTATCCTCAGGTGGTTCGCGGTAAGGCGAAAGAATCCGCCACGACCGTGGTCAAGGGATCTGGGTTCCTCGAAGTCGGCGGGCGATTCCTCGAGAAGGCTCCCGGAAATAACATCGCCTCGGCGCGCGTGGTCCTTATTCAAGAGGGCTTGGGCAACCTCAAAGACGGCTACTTCTATACAAGGCAGGCTCTCCAGAGCGCGGCCGAGAACAAGGTGTTCGAAGGCAAGAAGATGTACGCCGATCACCCGAACGCTTTGGAGGAGAAGATCCTCCCCGAGCGCTCTACACGGGACATTGTCGGCCACTACGAAGATGTGGCATTCGAAGAGGCCGAAGATGGATCCGGGCTCCTTACCGCTAATCTCCTTCTTATGCGCGGCGACTCCTTCCAGTGGGTTCACTCGCTTGTCGAGCGCGCAGTCGACTACTCGAAGAAATACGCTAATAAACAATTCATTGGTCTCTCGATCAACGCTAGCGGTGAAGCCGAGCCGATGGACGTTCAGGACTTTCTCGAGAAGGTTGAAATAGCGGACTCCGCCAAGAAAAAGGTTGAGGACGCGATTTTAGAAGGTCTTAATGAAATCAAAGTAGTCCGCGATATCCAAGACGCCGTGAGCGTGGATCTCGTTACCGAGGCGGGCGCTAAAGGAAAAATTCTAGAACTCCTGGAGGCCGAGAAGAAGATGAAGACCAAAGAGCAGAAGGTCAAAGAAGCCCAAGCTAAAAAGAAGGCCGCCGCGGAGAAGATCAAAGAAGCGGACGCTCAAATCAAAGCCTCCAAGGGCGATGCTAAGAAACTCAAAGAAGCCGAAGCCAAAAAGATGGAAGCCGAGAAGGAAGCCAAAGAGGCTGAGGAATCCGAAGAAGCCGCCGCCAAAGAAGGCGATGACGGGGATTCCGGAGACGGCGACGGTGGCGACGACGAAGGCCACGATGATGAGGATGCCGACAAAGCCCTTATCCTGAAGATGCTTAAAAAGCAGGGCCTCGTTGGCGACGATGCCGATGAAGAGGAATGCAAAGAAACCATGGAAGCTGGCGGCCACTATATGGCGGCTTTCAAGAAGATGGGCCATAAGGCTGGAGAAGCTGCCGCTCGCGCCTGCGAAGCGATGAAGTGCGCCGCCGACGTGCATGCCGCCATGAATGCTAAGAAGGGCGATGACGCCGCTGCGGACGGCGACGATGCCGAAAAGCCCGCCAAGCCCGCAAAAGAATCACACAAGGAGGCGAAAGCCATGCTGAAACTAGAAGGCGAAGTAGCCTCGCTCAGGGAGAGCGTGCGCAAGTACGAAATCAAAGAACACCTCGAGAGCAAACTCAAAGAGAGCAAGCTCCCGGTATCGGTGACCAAGCGGTTCCGCGAAGCCGTGAAAGCTGCGAAGAGCGTGAAAGAGATCGACGAAAAGTTCGAGCTCTTCCTCGAGGGCTTCAAAATGGCCGGCGATGAGGGCTTCGTGACCTCCGTTGAAAAAGGCACGCTGCGCGAATCCAATAAAACCTCAGTATCGTCTCTCGACGACTGCGTAGAAGAAATTTAAGGGGGCGACAATGGCAGCTATCGTTTACGGTAAAAATACAGTCAATAAGCAGATCCGCGAGGGATCGCGCATCCCCGATGTGAAGAATTTCACTAACTCTTCGATCAGTTATAACCAAGGCGACTTCCTCATTTTCGATACCTCCAATAACGTGGTTCGCGCCCCGTCGGCAGAATCGGAAATGGCTTCGTTCTTGGGTATCGCTTCCCTCGACGTGGTGAGCGGTTTCCCGCGTAGCCCGTACTCCACGCAAGTAACGGCTTCCCAAGGCGTGACATCTATGGAAGGCCCGCTTTACGGCGACACCTTCAATATGACGCTTCAGACCGGAACTACGATCAACCCCGGTGCCGCCATGTTCGGCGCTCCCGTGGGCGTTGGGGTTGAGCCCAACAATATCGTATCGGCTACGGGTACGTATCAAATCGGTTGGTATCTTGGACCCGCGATTACCTCCTCGGCGGCAGGCCTAGTGGTGGAAGTCGCGATCGGTGCCCGGTGGCCCGCTGCCGCATCTGGGGCTCAATACATTCAGTTCTAATCGGACTGATCACGGAGGAATTTTAAATGTTCAGCATGTTAGAAAAAAACCGCAAGGTTATGAAAGCGGCGATCATGGGGAACCCCGACGCCAAGAAATTCCGCGAGGGATTTCAGAAGAAGTGGGGCGTAGATCCTATGGATGGCGCCATGCTGAAAGACGGCTTCAGCTGGAGCAAGGCCGCGCAGAAGATGGCGCGCTTTGCCGAAGCTGAGCAATCGACCGCTTGGCCGCAGCTCCTGCGCGCTGGCGTGTCGAACATCGCCAACGATCTCTTCCAGAGCACTCCTGGTACCTATGAGCAATGGGTTCACACGGTTGGTTCGAAGATGGATACCGAGCTCTATGCTCCCCTGGAATCCGTAGGGTTCCCGGATGAAGTAGCGGCTGGCGGTTACTACCCCGAAGTGTCGACTTTCGGTCTCGACATCTCGCTTCGCAACCGGAAATACGGTTCGATCTTCGCCGCAACGTTCGAAATGGTGGAAGACGATCAAACCGGCCAAATGGTGCAGCGCGCGCAACGGATGGGAGAATACCTCAAGATTCTCACCGAAGTGCTGGTTATGGCGAAGTTGGCTTCTCCTTCGGGCGGCGTGACCTACCTTGGTCGCTTCTTCCCCGTATCGGAAACGAAGCCCTCTTACGAAGCCAACTATCCCTGGACCACGGCCTCGGCGCCTTTCACTGGCGGCGGCTATAACCGTCCGACCTCGTTCGGGATCGTGAACCAGGCGAACATCACCACGGCGCTCCAGTCTTTGATGCAGCAGAAGGACGCTCTCGGTAACTATGTTCCCGTGATGCCCACCCATATCATTGCATCGCCCAAGCGTCGTTTTGATATCGCCCAGATCCTGCACTCCACCTACTACCCTGCCGGTGCTCAATCGGCTGGTGTAACGGGCGGCGCGTTCGCGGATAACG